ATACGCCGACATGACAAGCTTGAGCGTGTTGCCGCTGGCGGCGAGCGACTGCCCACTGTTATTGACCAGCAGCGCCTTGAAGTCGGTCGGCGGCAGGGCAACGTATGCGAGGACGAGCCGCTGCGCGCTGGTCACGCCGCGCACGGCAAAGCTGCCCACGTAGGTGCTTTCGCTCGGCGCGACGGTCGATGCGCCATCGGCGAAGTTCGTCCCGTCCACACTCGGCAGCAGATAGAGATCGAGTGTCTTGCCCGCCGTCGGCGCGACGCCGAAGGTGCAGACCAGCTCGAATGCGCCGAAGAGGTAGCGATTGCTCGCATTGTCGTTATCGACCATCGCGCTGGCATTCGTTCGGCTGCCCGACGACAGCGCGTTGAGTTCGGTCGATAGCAGCGTGGTGTGTGATGACAGGGCGGTGTGTTTTTGTAGAGCCATACTGGTAACTCCTGGTATGTAGGGCATCAGAGAGCATGCCCCGCCGAACGTTGGAAACGTCCGGCTAGCCTGACGACGCCTGCTGCGCAGGCTGACTCGTCGTTGACCGAATTGTCTATTGTCAGCCTGCGCAGCAGGCGTTGTCTCCAGTAGCGGGCGGTTTACAACCGCCTGCGTGTCTCTTCGCCCGGCACCTGTCCGCCGTTGTCGCGGACGATCTCGGCGAGCTGCTCGCGCAGGATGTCCTTGAGCGCACGCATGTCATGGACGACGATGATGGTCGCCACGCCGCCGAGCAGGGTTTGCAGGCGCTTCTCCGCGCCTTCGTCACTCATGTGGAGAATGGTCGGTTGGGACATTGTTTTGACCTCAAGAATTCGCCCTCACCCCCACCCCTCTCCCACACATCGCGCAGCGAGAGTCGCACGGAGTCAGACTCCAGCGCGACGGGGGAGAGGGGCGGGGGGGTGAGGGCAATTACACCGTCGTCTGCGCGAACCCCCGCCCGCCGCTCAACGCGACCTCCGCCAAGCCCGCCGCGCCATCGCCTGCGTCGCCGTCGAGCGGCGCAAGCTGGGCGATGACGAACGTGCCGGATGCCTTGCGGCTGCCCGTCGTCATATCCGGCTGGTAGAGTTCGAGCGTGAGCGGCGCGCTGGACGCTTCCGCGTCGAGCAGCGCGCGGTAAAAGCCGGCGGTCGTCTCGCGAGCAACCGCCAGCGTCAGCCGGATCGCCCGCCCGCCCTGCACCAGCAGCGGGTCGGGGCTGCCGAGCGTGTAGATTTCGCGCGTCGTCCGCGTCAGCGTCAGCGCGCAGGCTGCCACATCCACCGAGACATCGACCCATGCTGTGCCGTCGTGCCAGCGGATGACACTGTAATGTTCGGTGATCGTCATCAGCGCGCCTCCCGGATCTGCCAGAGCGCATCGACGCCCGCGTAGACCATGCGGCTGCCCGCCGGGTAGGGCACACGCCCGATGCGCAGATCGACGCGCTCGACCACCCCGGTCGGCTTGAGGATGCCGATGCGCGCTTTGCAGGCGTCAATGTAAGCGTCGGCGTACTGGCGCAGCGCCTGCGTGAACTCGTCCGCGCCGCCGCCCTGCATGAGCGGCTTATAGAGGAAGAGATCGCGCACGACGAACGCCGTCGTCAACCGCGCGCTCGCCCCACTCGTGATCGCCTCGATGCGCAGGTCGTCGATGCCTGGCAGCAGCCGCGCCGGGAGTTGTGCGGTGTGCGGCGTCTCCGGCAGCGCGGCGTTATACAGCACAGGCACAAGCTGCGCGTTGAAGACGACGGGCATGGCTGCCACCGCGTCCAGGATACTGGCAAGGCTCATCTCACCCTCCGTCGATACGGATCGAGCATCAGCACGATGTCGTCGGGCAGGCGACCCGGCAGCAGCGTATGTCCGTCGGGCGTGACGAGCGGGCGGTCGATCTCGCCCGCGTTGTCGCGCTGGCGATAGAGATATGCCGCCAGCCGAATGCACGCCTGCTGAATATCGGCGGGCGCGCTGACGCTGTACGCCCAGCGCCCGGTGATGCTGATGGCATCCTCCGGGCTGTTGGTGTACGTCCACGTCAGCCCTGTAGCGATGCGCAGGCGCAGCCCGTAATAGGGCGGCGTGCGCGGCTCCGGCACATAGGCGTTCGGCGCGACCACGACACCCGCATTGCTCACGCTGGTGATCTGCGCGAGGTCTGCGTCGATGTAGAGCGTGCGGCGGTCGTCGCTCACGTCGCGCAGTGCGTCGAGAGTCCGTGTGCTGTCTGCCGCCGCCTCGAACGCCCGCCCGCAGTAGGCGTCGATGATCGCCACCGCCCGCGCGATCAGATCGGTCAACAGGGCGTCGTCGGTCGCCGTCGCGATGGCGAGATAAGTTTTGAGAGACGAAAGTGTCGTGTACATCGAAATCTCCTCGTTCAGTGCGAGGTGCGTAGTGCGCGGTGCGAACGAACAAAACCTTGGGTGGATGCAGGGCGATATGTGTTTGTTCGCACTCCGCACCTCGCACTACGCACACGAGGGCAGGACGTGTCCTGCCCCTACCGGATTTCGACGACGCCTGCGATGTCGAACTCGCCCGCCTCGCTTGCCCGCAGCCCGTCGCCGAGCGCGATGACGCCGACGATGCTGGCGGCAGTGCCGACGGTCAGGCTGCCCTTGATGTAGCGCCAGCCCTGCGCCGCAACCTGCTCGGCGCTGACTTCCAGCAGCGCCAGCTTGTTATCGCCGGTCGCCTTGACGATCTGCGTGATGCTGCGCCCGGTCACGTCGGCGTATGCCCCACCGCTGGTCGTGCTGCCAGTGACCTTGAAATCGACCGTCGCGGACGCGCCCAGCACGCCCGTCTGGACGATGAAGGCGACGCGGCGCACGTTCGCCATGTCGATGGCGGCGGTGAGCTGCGTGCCTGCGGAATAGGACGCGGGCGAGATCTGCCCGACGATGGGTAGGCGTTCGCCCATCTTCTCTGTCGCGAAACTCATGTCCGGGACTCCTTAGTTCGTGAACACCACAAACGGCGACATCTCGTAGGGCGTACTGGCGTTCTGCGGGTCCGCCAGCGTGATCTTGCCCTTGACCCAGGGCTGACCATCGCAGCGCATGCCGAAGCGCCAGGTGTCCTTGCCCTCGGTGAAGGCGGCGTGTTCGCTGAACTCGATGTACAGCCCACCCCGCTCGAAAAGCACGTACCCGCCCATATCCGCCAGCACGACGCTGTCGGTGTTGTCGGTCTGCGGCAGATGCTCGCTGACGACCAGCGGGTAGCCCAGCAGCGTCCCGCCGACCGGGGCGCTCAGGTTCGCCATCCACACCGACCCGCCGCTGCCGTTCTGCATGATGGCAATGTCGTTGATGACGCTGGGGTGATAGACCCAGATTGGCGCGCCGCCGACCGCCTTCATGCGCGCGACCATCTTGACCGCATCGCCATAGGCGAAGGTGTTGGCTGCCGCCGCCGCAACGTTGACGCGCGACGGGGCATTCAGGATGCCCAGCGGTTCGCCGACACCGTTCCCGCGCAGCACAAGCTGCTCCAGCTTGGAGCCGACGGCGATGCTGATGACATTGCGCAGAAACGCCTCGATGCCCGCAGGCGTATCGGCGCGCAGCTCCTTCGTCACCTTGATCATGCCGCTCGCCACATCCGCGACGCGGTAGCGGATGACCTCGAATTCCGGGTTGGTCTCGCTGTACGACGCACCCTCGGCGCGCTTGATCGCCTTCGCCTTGCCCGCCGCCGACGTTTCGCCGCTGCCCGCGCCGGGCACGAAGTACTGATCGAGCGCCGGGTATTCGCCCGCCGGGGTGTTGACCGGGATGCGCTTGACGCGCGCCAGCACCGCCGACTGCTCCGCCGCGAGCTGCATGAGCTGGGCGCTGTACTCGGTCGGCACAGTGTAGCCGCCCAGCGCGCCCGTCTGCCCATCCATCGTGGTCTTCAGGCTGCCGTAGACGACGGCGAGGCGCTTCTCGTCGCCGCGCATGATCGACAGCAGGTAATCGCCGAGCGACTTGATGTGCTTATCGGCACCCCCGCCATCGACCGTGAAATAGCCCGCGCTCTTGATCGCCGGGGAGTCCTGCATCAACTGCAAGACCTGCTGCATCTGCGCGCTCACGGCGTCCAACTGCGCGCGCAGCCCTTCGTATTCCTGCGTGTGTTCCATTGCATCCTCCATCTTTAATGATTTCAACGCCACGACCCGCGCGCGCGGCTCCGCCGGGGTGGGGGTGAGCGACGCTTCGGCAATCGCCCACTTGTGCACGCGCTGCGATTTGCCGACGCGCTGCCGCTCGACCAGATGTGCCGCCGCGCCCGACGACCAGCCGAGCGCGCCCGCTTGCGCCAGGTCGTAGAGCGCGCGCTCGTATTCATCGCGTAGATCGAGCTGCGCCTCGATCCACACGCCGAGCGCATCGCGCCGC